TCTTTAACAACTGAACAATTAGATGCAATTGAAGCAGTCAAAGGGAAAAGAAATCCTGCTTTATGGGACCCTAGATGTCAGCAGTATCTAGATCAAAAAACACAAGGAAAAGCTGTAAAAAAGGAAACTAACGGTTAAACTATCTTTATAATCATATTTTTGTGTTAAATCATGGCTTTCTATCGTGGCGAAGAAGGCTCCGTAAAGTTCAAAAACGCAGCAGGAACTACGGAAGCAGTTGTATCTACAACAGGATGGAGCCTTAGTGTTTCTAAGGACACTTTGGATTGTACTGTTCATGGAGGGACATCACGTAGCTACGTTGGTTCTTTAATCTCTGGCACTGGCTCTGTTGATTTCTTGTATACAGCAGCATCAGGTAATGAGACTGCGAATTTACTTGCTGATGTTTTAGTAACAGAAGATGCTGGAGATGCTCAATTTGAGTTATTTTTAGACACTTCAGGTGCTAAGAAGATGAGTTTTAGTGGAATTGTTACAAGTGCTGATTTTGGTACTTCTATAGGTGATCTTCAGTCTGTATCTGTAAGTTTTCAAACATCTGGAGCAATTACTTCTGCTGCTTAAGTTAGGGCCATTTATTAAAAGGAAAGATTTGTGACGTACTCCGTTCCTGGCCCAATTCGTACCAGTATTACCAGTTCTACCAGTGTCGGTGGTTCTGATAGTCCATTTACTCGCACACGTGCAGTGATGGATATGGTAAAGGGGTGGGAAATTATGAAGGCCGTTACGAATGGAACTGAATATTTAAGAGATAACTCAGAAGCTTTTCTTCCTCTTGAGCCACGGGAGGATTATGAAGCTTATTTATCTAGAGTAAATCGAGCAGTATTTTCACCATATACGCAAAGATTAATTAGAGCAGCAACAGGTTTGATTATGAGAAAACCTATTACTTTAATAGGTGATTCATATTGGACTGATGTATTTGCTAAGGATGTTGATGGATGTGGATCGGATTTAGATGAGTATGCGAGAAGGGTACTTATTTGTTCTTTAACTTATGGTCAGAGTCATATTTTAGTTGATTACCCTGCACCAACAGGGGCATTAACTCTGGCAGAAGAAAGAGCGCAAAATAGAAGGCCATATTGGATAGAGATTGATCCTACTAATATTTATGGTTGGAGATTAGATCGAGAAGTTAATTATGGCAGCTTGATACAAGTAAGAATTGCTGAAAAAGCTGTTGTACCATCAGGAGATTTTGGAGAACAGGTGTTTGATCAGGTTAGGGTGATTGAGCCAGGGAAATATCGTGTTTATAGGAAGGTTTCACCTAAAAAAGATCTAATTAATTTGGAAGATAATAGTTATTCAGGTAATTTTGATGGGCCAGATAATGAAAAAGATTATGAATTAGTTGATTCTGGTGCGTTTTCTTTAGGTGAAGTGCCTTTAGTTAGTGTTTATTCGGGTAAAACCGATACTTTGGCAAGTAAACCACCTTTACTGGATATTGCTTATTTAAATTTGGCACATTTCCAACGTCAAGCTGACTTAATTCATAGTTTGCATGTTGCCTCTCAACCAATGTTGGTATTAGAAGGTTGGGATGATCAAACGAAGGATATGAGTATTAGTGTTAACTATGCGATGGCGACTCAACCTGGAAATAAGGTGTATTATGTCGAGCCAGCCAGTAGTGCATTTGAAGCACAGACTAATGAGATACAAGAATTGCAAGTTCAGATGGCAACTTTAGGGATTAGTACGTTATCTCAACAGAAATTTGTAGCAGAATCAGCAGATGCAAGACGATTAGATCGTGTTGATACCAATTCAATGCTTTCGATGGTTTCTCTTGAGTTAGAACAGAAGTTACAAAAAGTGTTTAACTTATCTGCTAATTATTTAGGAATTGAGCCACCTGAAGTCAAAATTAGTCGTGATTTTGATATTGAGAGGCTAATTGGGCAAGACATAACAGCTTTGACTTCCTTATTTGATCAAAAAGTTATAGATCGGGAAGAATTTAGGGATATTTTGGTACAAGGTGAAGTTCTCCCTACTGCAACCGAGACTGAAATCAGTTAATACACTACAATAATAGTTAAGTATTGATTTCTTGTTATGCCTTCCATAAAAATGGACAATGGTACGACAGCAGAGGAGTTAGAAGCTGCACTTGCGGCTGATAATTGTGCTGTTAAACCTGCACCTGTTGTTAAAAAAGAAGCTTCTGCGCCAAAAACAAAGGCAAAAGCTTCAAAATCTGAATCTAAACTTTCTGAATAATTATGGTTGAAGAAAGAGTAATTCAGCCTGAGTCTGTGACTCCTGCTGAACAGCCCGTGGCTGAGACTCCAGCTCCACAAGCACCAAACCTTGACAGTGTTAAGGCTGAATATGAAAGTAAAATTTCTGCTTTGGAGGCCAAAATCGCTGAAGAAGGCGAAAAATTTAAAGGCATCAAGACTAAACTAGATGATGTCTACAAAAAAGCAGATGACCAAAGGAAACAAAAGCTCGAAGATCAAGGGCAATGGAAAGACCTCTGGGAAGAAGCAAACAAAACAGCTCAAGAAAAAGACATACAAATAAATACTTTAAATGAAGAATTAAAGCAATTAAAGTCTTCCAATGAGACTGCAAACATTAAGACTTCAGCACTTTCAGCTATCAGTAATTCTGGTGCGGTAAATGCTGAACAAATGTTATCTTTGCTTCAAGATAAACTTAAGAGGAACGATAACGGTGACGTTGTTGTATTGAATGGAGGAGTCGAGCAGGACTTAAATAATTACATAGGGAACCTAAAAAATCCTGGTAGTGGATGGGAACATCACTTCAAAGCCAGCTCTGCTGCTGGCATGGGTGCTAAACCTTCTCCTACATCAAATGTCTCTCCAGGCATGACTAATCCCTGGAAAGAAGGTAGTATAAACATAACAAGGCAAATGACCTTGGAAGGTTCCGATCCTGAACTTGCAGCCGTGCTGAAAAGAGAAGCAGGAGCCTCCTAGTTAGTTTCAGTGAAGCTAACAGCCGAGTCCGTGACTTGGATTCCGCAAATTTAATCCTCCTTATTTGAAATGGCTGCTCCGTTTCAGAATTATACTGGCGGTGTCCTTTTAGCGGACATCGTAAAAAGAAATAATTTGTCTCGCTATGTGCAAGAGGCAATAAAAGAGCGCAGTTTATTCGTCAAGAGTGGTGCTGTAGTTCGTAGTCCTTTCCTTGATGCCAAGGAAGGTGGTACACGTATTCAAGTTCCTGAGTTCAATCCTGTTGCACCTACTGAAGAGGTGATGACTGGTGCGGCTGGTTGGGGAACTGGTAGTGGTGGTTATTTAACTCCACAAAAAATTGGATCAGCAACACAAATTGCATCAATCATCCACAGAGGTTTTGCCTATGCGGTTGATGATTTAGCAACTTTAGCTGCTGGTGAAGATCCAATGAACGCTATCCGCAATCAACTTGCAGATGCGATCAACAAGCTAAATAGCCAAAGATTGTTCTATCAATTACATGGTTTATTTGGTACAGCATTATCAAGCAATGCTTCTGATTTAGCTGTTGGTGCTAGTTCTGGACAAGCAGAAGCAAACTATCTTTCAGCTTCTAACGTAGCTAAAGGTAGAGCTTTACTTGGAGAGCGTGGTGATGAGTTAGATACTCTAATTGTTCACCCTAATGTTGGTTTCTATCTTTATCAGGTAGGTTTACTTTCATTCTCTACAACTGCATTATCTACTGGAACAGGTATCCAGTGGGGTGGTGGTGGAGCTGGTGTTGATGCTAAGAGTATCGGCACATTTGCTGGCATGAATGTCATCATGGATTCTCAGGTGAACGCAGTTCAGCCTGGTTCTTCTGGTCATATCAAGGAGTACTACTGCTACTTGGTTAAGTCTGGAACAATTCTTGAAGGTGTTCAGCAAGAGCTACGTATTGAAGCTGATCGTAATATCTTGTCTAAGCAGGATGTTCTATCAGTTGATTACCACACTTGCTATCACATTATGGGTACTAAGTGGGGCAATGCTGCTGACAACCCAACCAATAGTGTTCTTGGTAATAAGGACAACTGGACTGCAACTTATGATGCAGATCTAATTCCTGCTGTTCAGTTAACAGTTAACACTCCTCTAGACACATCAACTCTTTAATTTATAATTAAAAAGGCGATGGAAGTCCAATACCCTCACCATTTATTTGGTGGGGGTTTTTTATGACGCTACAATCTAGAGGAAATGTATTTTAAGGATTGTGGCTGCAACTATCGTTGCCACGTTGAAGTCAGCAACAGCTAATAGCTATGTGACTTTAGCTGAAGCAGACACTTATTTTGAAACCGTCCCAGACTCAACAACTTGTGATAATAAGACTGATGATCAAAAGAAAAGAGCATTAATATCTGCTTGCAGATGGATTGATAGTCTTAATTTTTTTGGTGAT